TAGTATTAGTATTAGTATTAGTATTAGTATTAGTATTAGTATTAGTATTAGTATTAGTATTAAGGTTGGTAGTAGTATTAGTGTTTAGTATTAGTTTTAGTATTAGTGTTAGCCTTAGTATCAGTATTAAAAAATCGATGTAGCATTAGTATTAGTATTAGTATTAGAATTTGTATTTGTATTTGTACTTGTATTTGTACTTGTATTTGTGCTTTGGTAACTGTAGTTGTACTTGTTTAGGTACTGAATTTAGTCCTTCGTCAATTATAGCACGAAACTGTTCCGCCATCTGCGATAGTGAAAACTGCGTCTTACTAACATGTGCTTGTTTTTTAGCGTTTTGTAAATAATTCTTATAGTTATCTACAATATCACGTAATACTGCTGCAGCATATCCATAATTAACAGTAAACCATTTACCTTCTTTCAATATCCATTGGTCCGCAGCAGACTTATGCACTTGTGTTAATTCTCCTGGTAACAATACAGAATGTTTAAGAAAATCGACCTGACCAGACCAATTTGGAGCGATTACCGGTTTTTCTGTAACGGTAAACTCTAATAATGGACGACCATATCCTTCGCCATGCGTAAACGAAACCATAGCTTTAATCTTAGGATGATTATATAACGCATTCATCTGTCCTTCTGATAAATCACCATGTATCAAATAAATGTTGGGTGCATTAACACCGTACGGTTCTGTGATTTGTGCTATCTTACGCATTACTTCTTCACGATCCACAATACTAAATGTAGCGTGACTAGTCTTAAGAATTAATGCTGGACGATTATGTTTGGCTTTATTTTTAAAGGCTTCGCAAAATGTCTTAATAAGCATACCCACATCTTTACGATCTGCACCTAAATCTCCTTTTAGCCAATGTCCTACAAACAAATAACAGAACGTATCTTTGATATCTTTTAGTTCGGGTAACATAGTATCATAGTCAAACTTATCCTTGCGATAAACATCTAAATCTAATCCTTCAAATAGAACTCTAATAGGTTTTTCTAATTTGATATTACCTAATGGCTGATTGGTATTCTTGTCACGTTTTTCGTAACTAGTATTTTCAAATCCTGCTTTAGAATGTTCCGATGTTGTAATGATCAAATCCATGCGATTACATCCTTCCAAAAACTCTCCGGATACAATATCAGTTTCAATACCGGCAGTTACTCCGATGTTATATTTACCCATTGCCTGGAACTCATTTGGGATAGATACTTGAATAAATACATCTGGCTTAACTGTAATGTTTTGTCGAGCGATACATTCATCGATAGCTTTATGTTTAGGATTGTTTAAATCTAAAGCATTCATAGGTGTAGCTCCCCATGGCAATGATATGATTTTAATATCATATTTACCTGATTCGATAAGACTATAAGCTAAGTCTCGAGTATGATCTCCGTAGCCAGAGCGTGTAGCTACAGGGCCTTGTATTACAATAAATGGTTTCATAATATACCTACTTGTTCTTTTTGTTTTGACTTTTCTACTTTGTAAACAGAATATTTTTTTCTTGGAGTCCAGTTAGATAAACATGTGTTAATACATTCTATCATACGAGCTCCCATGCGACGGGCTGACATATTTGATTCTGTACTACGCATCCATGCATGTCCAATGCGTCCCGCTGCTTTACGCTCTTCACGTGACATATTATACCAATAACTAATTGCTTTAGATACGTCTTCAAATTTGCAACGATCATCAAATATATAAGGAGTCATTGGAGAACCTTGTAATGATCGATTAGACGGAAATACTGGTTTAGCCCATTGACCACATTGCGTAACTACTCCTGTATGATTACTAGGGAAGTCTGATGTAAATTCAATCCATTCGCCGTCCTCTGTCTGGAAACGGCAATGGTCTTGTAACCCGCCGGTAACGTTGTTAATGATAGGAGTTCCTGCCATTACCGACTCTGCACCTGATAATCCAAATCCTTCATTTGAAGCTATATTAACAGTTACATCTGCCATATTATAAAAGTAATTCATACGCTTAGTATCTACTGCTTGATTACTAAATATTACTTTATACTTAGGACAGCATGTGTGTTTAACTGCCATTAAATCCGTGCCATTTTCGTCTACAATAGCCGTATGCATTAACAATGCACATTTAGCAGCTTTTTCTTTCGGTAAACTTTCACAGAAATGGTTAAACGCTAAAATAACATCTCCGGGTTGCTTACGACGAATATTTCTATTGTTCCAAAATACAACAAAGTCAACATCGTTAGTCTTTTTAAACTCTTCTTGAAACTTGTTGTAATCATTCCAATCAGGCATTGACGGATCGATTGGGAAGAAATGTTTCTCGTTAATGCCATGAGGTACCCATTGTACTGCCCAATCCTCTTTCGGATTACGTTGTAATACATTTTTTACGATGTTCTGAGTCTGACGTGAAATGTTCATTAACAAATCACATGACTCATAGAATGGTTCGTTCCAATAAGGATACGGCAGATCATCCCAAATGTTATAATACATTAAAGGAATTTCTTGACGAATCTCATGTTCTATTTGATACAGCCATCCCCAGAAGCGAGGATCTGTAAAATGTAAAATTGCATCTGGCTTTTCAAGAAACATTATTTCGCGTAACACTCGAGCATCGCCATATCCATTGTAAGGATATATTTTACATGATGCATCTTCTACGCCCGTTTCTTTTACTAGGTCAGCGCTAATGTCAATAACTTTACCTATATCCGGGTGTTGTATTGCTGCTCCTAATTGTACCCAATCAAATTCTTGACATGAATTAAGTACAATTTCTCTTGACATAGTTGCTATACCAGAATGCATTCGTAGATCATCTGATAGCAATAAAATTTTCTTTTTCTTAGGTTTGTTAGGATCTATTTTCCTAAGCTTTGGTAACTGTAATTGTTGCATTAATAACTCCGTAACCGTTCTTTTTATTTAATATAAATATGCTTCTACGTCAGTACAACTACTTTTTTGTTGAGACGTTTAGCTGCGTTTATAGCACTTTCACTACCTTTAGCATCTACTCCTTTCGGTATCAATGCTATCATAACATCACAATCTCGTGCTATCAATAAATTTCTATGATGAAATTGAGATACGTGATATGGCTTATTATAATAACTATCTGACATAGCACTATGTAAATTTCTAGGAGTATGTGCAGGATTAAATTCTTTATATTTGATTCCAAATTCTAATGCATATTTCTTAGCATATTTATCTGCACCTTCTGGACATCCTCCCGAAATAATTACTAGTTCTTCGCCATGTCGTTTTTTTAGGTCCGTTAATAAATCTTTTATTTTACGTACGTTTTCGTACTCTCTCGAACCGATAATCGCACATTTCATTCTCATTAACTTTTGATTCTATTTTTTAAAGGACATAATTCATCATCTTCCGCAAAATCGCAATACTTACAATTTTTGTAATTCTTACCAGCAATTGCAGGATATTCTCTTGTTGTATTGTATTGACCATCATCGCTAAAACTATTACCCACAAAGTTTGCAATTTCGTTTATCAACTTGTTTCTGGTAGGCTTACCACTAGCAGGTTTGAATTCTTGTACACGCTTCTGCGGGAACATTGCACCTTCAACTAATTTGCGTTTAACTATAAAATATACAATATCAATTTGTTCTGGGTCTACACTGAACTGTTCTGCATAGTATTGCTTATACAAAACTAATTGCGAAGCTTTAATCTTATCTGCCTTTTGATATTTATTCCATCCCATTGTACTAGTCTTAATATCAATAATTTTGATACGACCTGTACGCTTATCACGTATTACAACATCTAAATAACCCATCATAAATACATTAGCGTATTTAGATGATACTGGATGATAAATAGGCACTTCTATTCCAACCAACTCTTCATTCTTCGCAGAAAAATATTTACCTCTATTCTTACGAATATAATCCAATATTGCAATACCGTCTTCATAAAATTCGTTAAGTTCGGCTTTATGAGAAAAATGTTTACCCATTTGTTCATAGGCTTCTTTATAGCCCGTTGACATTTTCTCTTTAAGAATACCGTACAAATCTAAACGGTCAGCATTCTTTGCCGTATCCGTATACATTGTAGTTAAATATAATTGTAATGTTTCGTGTAATGCCGTACCAAACAACGTATGTATACTTTGAGAAAAAGTACGGAGTCCTTTCACATATGCCAACTCCCATTGTTTAGGACAAGTTGCATACATTGAAAATTGCGAATAAGATATTTTACGTTCACCTTCTTTAGGTTCTCGTATAGCATACTTAATAAATTTATCCATACTTTAATATAAGTGCTACATTTCAAAGATCCAAATTTATTTTGATAAATGTTCAATGCGTCTGTTTAAATACCAAGCAGCTTTTTTAAGATCTTCGAGCTCGGTAGCAGAATTTTTCTTACCTGCTCTAGATATATATTTAACTACATTACCTAAGCAAAACTCTAACTCCCAAGCTTCAATAACTTTTATAGCTTCATATGCACTATCAGCGCCGCCGTAATGTTTAGGATGATTAACTGATTCTCTAATTACGCTCATTTCATTAAACTTTTTATTTCCTTATCAGTTTTACCGTACTTACGTAATATATCTATAACCAATTCCTTATCCATATCTAACATTATAGCTACATATTCTGTAGCTTCACGTATAGATATTTGATAATGCTTAGCTACAAACTCTAACAATTCTTTATTGTATTTGTCAGAATCTTTAGCTTTAATGTATTTAGTATACATTTTACGTTTAGGTAATAGTTCCTGATACAATTGATAAACATGTTTACGATCTAATTCTCCGATTGTATATTGTTGAAACATATCAACGATTTCAATTAAGTCCATGTTCATACTTAACCAACGGTTAATTAGATATGGACTAAAAGACTTTTGATCTGCCTCCGATAACTTATCCCACGGAGTTTTTTTCTCCGTTATATGGGATAAGTGATCGAATATGGTAGCTGGTTTAGTACTCATAGAGGCATAAATTCTTCATTGATATGACCACAGTCATCACAACGAAAAGTTGGAATTGGAACAATTTCTTCTTTACTGGATTGGGATAGAATAGCAGGCACACGCTTAAAAGCATGCACCTGTCTAAAAAATCTACCACCGCAATTTTCACATACAATATTTGGAAGGTCTTCTGCACTAATACGCTTTTGTCCTACCGGTTCATTGATATTTTTCTTTGCCATAATTTTCTTTAATTACATGCCATAGTCTGGCATCATCGGTGTAATATTATTTTGTTTCTCTGGGATATTAACTAATGCACATTCGGTCATTAATACCATACTCGCTACTGAAGCTGCATTT